CGCGGCGGCGGCGAACGACCACATCGGATATGACCAGTCGCAACGCACCACGCTGTTCGCAGCCGCGCAGAAGGTCGGCTTCGACCTATCCGCGATAAAGACCAACGTCGAGACCGACTGCTCGGCGCTCGTGGCGGTTCTGTGCAACGCGGCGGGCTTCAAGGTATCGAAGGACATGTATACCGGCAACGAGCGGTCGAGTCTGGCAGCCCAAGGCTTCAAGGACATGCCGTACTCCGAGGCATCGCTGCAACCCGGCGACGTTCTCTGGCGAAGCGGGCACACGGTGGTCTACGTCGGCACTTCGGCGACCTACGCGACGCAGACGGCATCGCCCGTGCTCTACAAGCTGATAGACATATCGCACCACAACGCGAGCGTTGACCTGTCGAAAATCAAGGCCGCGGGCATCCACGTCATCCTCAAAGCGGGCGAGGGCACGTCCATGACGGACGGCACGTTCGAGAGCCGCGCCAAGAAATGCGAGCAGCTTGGAATCCCGTATGGCTGCTACTACTACGCGCGTGCGCGAACGGCGGCGCAAGCCAAGGCCGAGGCCAACCGCTGCCTGATGATCGTCAAGGGTCGCAAGCTGTCCTACCCGATTTACTACGACATCGAGGAGACCAGCCTCGGCTCCGTCGCCGTGACCACCACCCGCGCCTTCTGCGACGTGATCGAGAAGGCGGGCTACTGGGCGGGCGTGTACAGCGGCGATTCGTACTGGCAAGCGCATCTCACCGGCCTCGGCGACAAGTACACGAAATGGGTCGCCCGCTACGGCGTGAACAACGGCTCGCCATCATACAAACCCGTGACCAAGAAATACGACATCTGGCAGTACAGCTCCAAGGGGCGCGTCAACGGCGTGAGCGGCGACGTGGACGTTAATTACGTCTACAAAGACCTACCGGCCAAGATTACCGGCAAAACGCCGCAGACGCCATCTCAAAGCGGCTCAAGCACCAAGACCGCCATCAAGTACCGCGTGCGCCTCGCATCATCCAAGGCATGGCTCGCCGAGGTCAGCGGCGCATCAGGCTACGCGGGCAAGCTCGGCTCGACCATCGGCTACATAGCGATAAAGGGCGTCAAGCGCTACCGCGTCAAGACCGCCAGGGGATGGCTGCCGTGGGTCAAATCCTACGATGTGACGAACCTTGATACTGGATGTGCGGGAGATGGCACGCCCATCTACGCGGTGCAGGTCGACGATGTTACTGCACGATACGCTGTTCATGTGCTGGGCGGCGGATGGCTGCCGGACATGGTCGGCTTGAAAGACACCGGCGGCTCCAAGGACACCTTCGCCGGTAACGGCAAGAAGATTGACGGCTTCAGGATAAGGAGAGTCTGATGGCCGATGTGATAAGGGGCACGACCCCGAGCGTTAGCTACAAGGTGCGGTCGGATTTGTCCGGCCTCGACTGCTATCTCACCTTCGAGCACGCGCGGGGACTCGTGACGAAAACCGGCGATGACCTCACCGTCACCACCGGCAGCGACGACAGGGGCGAGTACACGCTCATCACGGCGAAGCTCACGCAGCGCGAGACGCTGGGCTTCCCCGAGGGCGGGCACGTGAAGGTGCAGGTGCGGGCTGTCAACCAGGACGGCTCCACCGCGTTCGCAACCTACGTCGCCAAGTTCAAGGCCGACGAGGTGCTGCTGGAGAGGGTGCTGCCGTTGTGATCGGCGAGCTGGCAATCTCCGACATGACGCTCCTGTTCGACCTCACGGTCGGCGGGGGCGTGGAGCTGGACGGCGAGATTCAGCCGCCCGTGGCGTACCTTCCGACGAACCCGTACCTCGGGCCGTATGAGGTCACGCCATCGATGGAGGAGCAGGTGCTCGAGACGAACGAGCACATGATGACCGCCAACGTGGTCGTGCACAAGATACCGAGCAATTACGGCCTGATAACTTGGAACGGGTCGGTTCTGACAGTCAGCTAGAAAGGACGAGAAAGTGGCGCAAGACGTAATCATCAACTCCGTGACATACGCGGACGTGCCCGAGGTCGACATCCCCAAGAGCGGCGGCGGCACGGCCAAGTTCTACGACACCGCTGGCGGCGACGCGGCGGCGGGCGACATCCTGTCCGGAAAGACCGCCTTCGGCGCGTCGGGCAGCATCTCCGGCTCGATGGCGAACAACGGCTCAACGTCGGGAACCATCGGCACCGTGAACGGCACCGTGTCCATCCCCGCTGGATACACCAGCGGCGGCACCGTGAGCCTCACGAACGTCTCCGACTGCACGAGCGCGAACATCTTGAGCGGCAAGTCCATCCTGGGCGTGAGCGGTAGCTTGTCGATGGTCTCGGTCTCGCAGGACAGCACCACGAAGGTGCTTTCCATCAGCTAGGAGCGACCGTGAGCGACATCTACCTGCTCGGAGCGACCTACCCCGACGTGCCAGCCGTCGACCTGCCCAAGTCCGGCGGGGGGACGGCGCGGTTCTTCGAGGCCACCGACGGCAACTCGCTCGCCTACGGCAGCAGCTCGTGTCTCGTCGGCACGGCGACCGTGGGCACGGGCTACGCATGGACGACGGTCTCGGGCACGGTGCTGGAAATCAACCACGGCGCGGTCGATTCGACCGTCGTCGCGTAAGGAGGCGACATGAGCTACACACCGCACACATGGACATCCGGCGAGGTGGTGACAGCCGCCAAGATGAACGCCTTGGAGCAGGGCGCTGCATCCGGGGGAGGATACGACCTCGTGCTGAAATGCGACGACGTGGATAGCATCCTCGCCGGGAACGTGACGATCGAGTCCGGCACCTTCGCGGCGGCCTTCGCCAAGGGCATGTCCGGTAAGCCGCTGTCCGTCATGGTGTACTGTGACAACGGGAACACGAGCGGCGAGAGAGTAGTGGCGAGCATGCCCGTGCTGAGCTGGTCGGTCATCGAGCAGGATGAGGTCATCGTCTTGACGGTCGCATCGTACTACGAGGATTCCGCGCTGGAGGGCGGCGACATCCTGACCTTCCTGCCGTCCAGCTGCGCATGGGTCAACATCACCGCCAACGGCATCACCGTCACCGACCCGTGGGACTAGGAGGCAAGCATGAGCTACACACCGCACACATGGACGGTAGGCGACGTCATCACCGCCGAGCGGCTGAACGCATTGGAGCAGGGCGCGGCATCCGGCGGCGGGGGATACGACGCGGAGGTGTACCTGCACCGCGAGTCGGGCAGCTCGACGTTCTCGGGCACCATCGTCTCCGGCGACTTCGCAACCCTGTCGGCCATGATAGCCGACGACACCCCTCCCAGCATCCTCGTGAGGGTCAACGACGAGTACATGACGATCAGGTACTCGCTGTCCGCCGTGGCCATCTACTACGCCGGGAACAGCTACATCAACTTCGTCGCGCCGTACATAAACGGCTACGGTCTGGTCTCCGTAGGCGACAGGATTTGCTTCCAGTGGAACTCGACCGACGACCTCGACCCCGTCTCATGGTTCGTCAACGACTAGCATGCTCACCCTGATATGCGGCATACCAAACGCTGGCAAGACCACCTTCTCCGAGAGGTGGTCTAGGAACCCCGTCCACATCGACGACTTGGAGGGGCGCAACCGCCTCAAGACCGCGCTGGAGATGGTATCGCGGGCCGAGGGCGACATATGCGTGGAGGGCGTGTATTTGCACCACGCGCAGCGCAGGGAGCTGGCGCGAGCATACGACGGAGCCAAGCTGTGCATCTGGCTCGACACGCCGCTGGACGTTTGCATCGAGCGTGAGGACAGGGGGCGCGGCACGCTCATCACGCGCAACTGCTCGGCATTGTTCGAGCCGCCGACGTTGGACGAGGGCTGGGACGAGATAGTGAGGATAAGCGGTTATGAACGTCGTGATACTCAAGAGTAAGCTGGACGCGCTCGCCAACGCCATCGGCATCAAGGCGGGCAAGCGCGTGCCGCAGACGCTCGACGAGCTGGTGGAGACGGTCGAGGGCATCCAGACGGGCGGCTCGGCGGAACCCGTCCTCCAAGCCAAGACCCGCACCATCACCGCAGCCGGGACGTTCACCGACACCCCGGACAGCGGCTACGACGGATTGAGCAGCGTGGAGACCACGGTGCCGCAGGGCGAGATGGTCGCTGACTCGACATACGGGTTCTTCACCGAAGGCGGCGTGCGGAAATGGAGATACCAGCCTTACGCCACGATAGACACGAACAACGAGCTGGGGACTCCCGGATTCATCGAGGACGGGACAAGCGCATACAGAGATGCGGTTACGTTTGGAGCTGTCCCCGACAATACCTCCGTCACCCCGACCGAGTCCTCGCAGACAATCGGTAGTAGAAATTACATGATGGAGGGCGCGGTCACGGTGAACGCCATCTCCAGCAGCTACGTCGGCAGCGGCATCACGCGCAGGGACGAAACCGACGTGTATATGGTCGATAACTACGTGTGCGTCCCGCAGGGATACTACACCGGCGACCCGGATTGGTATGAGCTGTCAAGCTCCACATGGACGGCATCAGCCGTCAAGGGAACCGTTTCCAACCATGCCATGACCATCACCCCGCAAGCCGATGGGGTAAGCGCGGGATGGTGCTATGGTACCGAGACGTGGGTGGGGACTCCCGTCACGGTTCAAGCCTCCGAGCTGGTCAGCGGCTCGCAATCCATCACCGAGAACGACACCTACGACGTAACCAACCTCGCCGAGGTCGTGGTGAACGTCAGCGGCGGCACGCCGGAGCTGCACGTCGATACCAAGGACGTGACACCGGCGAGCGCGTCGTCGTCCATCCAGTTCACCGGGCTGGCGGGCGAGCCGACCAGCTTCTCGGTCGTGTGCCGCGCAGACCTCGCCACGGGAGCCGCACCGTACAAGGTCGCGGCGGTGGCGTTCGATGGATCATCGACCATCGGCCAGTACATCACGAACACCTCCAACGCGCAGATGACCTACGACGGCTCGGGGTTCAGCCATAGCTACTCCAACGGCACGCTCACCGTAACGTCGACGAACGCCAACTTCCAAGCCGTCGAGTACCTTCTCTGCTACACCTACGGCGGCGGCACGATAGCCAGCGAGCAGGTGCAGGTCGGCAGCGGAGTCACGAGCATCACGTTCACGGGAATCAGCGACGAGCCGGAGTGCTGGGCGTGCATCTTCACCAGCAACATCGGCACGAGCAGCGGCTACACGAGAGCGCACGTCGTCGCGTTCGACGGCAGCTCAATCTACGGCATGGAGATGGGCAGCGGCAGTCAGGCGACCGCGCATTGGTCGGCATCGTTCAGCAACGGCTCGCTGACCATCAGCTCGCAATCGACGACGCAGGGCGGATACTTCCACCAGCCCGGATACTACGAACTCGTGTACGCCATCGGCGGCGGGAACTACCAGTCCAAGACCGTCACGCCCACGACCAGCCAGCAGGTGGTCTCGGCGGACAGCGGCTACGACGCATTGAAGCGCGTCACGGTCGAGGCGATACCCTCGCAGTACATCATCCCGACCGGCAACATCGCCATCACGAGCAACACGGCCAGCGGGCAGTCGCTCGACGTTTCGCAGTACGCGACCGCGACGGTCAACGTGCCAACGTCTGGCGGGGGAGCGACCGTGGCCACCAAATCGGTCACCGCATCGAACAGGCCATCGTCGCTGGCCTTCTCGGACCTGTCGGGACAGCCCATCATGTTCGCGTTGAAAGCCACGTTCACCATGACATCATCGTCGAGCACGTACTACTACGTGGACTCGATGCGCGGCTACCTGTCCAACAACGCATACACGGTGCAGGGCAGGCTTTTCCGCATGGGCAGCACGAGGCAGACGGAGCAAGTGCAGACCGGCTACACGGCGACGTACTCCAACGGCACGCTCACGCTCACGTCGACGGGCAACCGCACCACCTCGCCCGGCTGCTTCTACAACGGCTCCTACGAACTCGTCTACGTCTACTAATCATGGCGCTGTTCAACTCCGCACGCACGCTCGGTCGCTGCGAGAACATCACGGCTGTATGGAACGCCTACTGGGGCGATAAAAGGTTCATCGGCGGCGCCAAGGGGCTCGGGGGATTCATCGACGTATCCAACGAACCCGAGCGCGTCATCGTCACCGACGAGTTCGTGAAGGCCAAGCGGCCAGACCAGATCGTGGTGATGATAGCCCACGGACTGACGGGCGGGAAACTCTACGGCAACGACCAGAGAGAGGGCATCTTCCAGCGCCAGCCCGGAGGATGCGAGCTGACCGACTGGTACATCGTGAGCAGCGAGCACGGGCGCAAGTTCGCATCGAGCGCCGCGTCAATCCCCATCGAGCGGTGCATCCCGCTCGGCATGCCGAGGACGGACGCGTACTTCGGCGTGAGCAGGGGAGACGGCGGCATCGACTGGGCGAACGGGCGAACCGTATATCTGTATGTGCCGACCTTCCGCAGCCGCTACGACGCGCCCATGACGCCGCCCAGCTTCAAGCGCATATCCCGGCTCCTGGACGACGACGAGGTGTTCATCTTCAAGAGGCACATGAACATGCACCGCACCTACATCACGCGCAAGCTCGAGCACGTCGTGGAGGTGCCATCCGCAGCCGGTTCGATCCCGTACCTCATAGACTGCGATGTGGTCGCCACCGACTTCTCGTCCATCATGTTCGACGCGCACCTTCTGGGTCGGCCGGTCGTGCTCACGGCGGATGGAGCAGACCCGTATCTCGAGACGCGCGGGATGTACATGGACTACCCGCGAGACTACGCCAGCAGGTGGATCGCGGCACCGGGCAACGAGGAGCAGTTCGTCGACATGCTGCGCGAGGCGGCGGCGAACGGCCAGAAGGCCGGGGATAGGCGCTGCATGGAGCTGACCGCTGGCGCGTGCGACGGCCACTCCGCCGAGCGCGTCGCGGAGTTCGTCTTGAGTCTGGAATCGTGAGACATCGCACGAGTTCGCACGCGAAACGCTCCGATGAAAAAGTAAACCGCCGTTAAATTTGGCGGTTTACCGGGGGTTTTATGGTGGGCCCAGCAGGATTCGAACCTGCAACCAAGGGATTATGAGACGCAATTGGTGCCTCATCCCACCACGCCCCTGACCGGCGGAAATGCCGCCTGACCGGGGGAAACGCACATTTTCAAGTTACATAAAAATACATCAAAATACACCTACTTGCAGGAAGTTCGCACGAAATCGCACGCGCGACTGTACTATGCACGGGACACCTCCAAGCCGTCTAAAGCAGCATCGAGCGCATCGGCGCATCGGCGGTCGACCTCGTCGCTGGCGCGGACGTAGAAACGCTCGGTGATGTACACGCTCGCATGCCGCCCGCGCTTCGATGCCGCCTTTATATCCCCGGTCGCTTCGTAGACCATCGACAGCGACGTGTGCCGAAGGTTCTTGAAGGGGATGTACCGCACCGTGGGAGCATCGCCGCGCAGACGGTGAGCCCAATCGTACCAGAGGCGCCGCCACGCCTCCGTGACATGGTTCGGTTCCATGCCGACCATCAACCCGTCATCGCGCAGGGGGTCGAGCCAGTCACGCGCCCACTTGGGAACCATCAACCGCGCGACCGAGCCGGGGGTCTTCGGCTTGTCCTTCCCCCATGCCTTCGTCACATCGACGCACGCGCCGTCATAATCCGACCACTCCAACGCGCATATCTCGCCGCGGCGCAATCCGCACGACAGCGCCAGCACCACCGCCGTCTTCAAGGCCTCGTCCATCGGATACGACAGGATCGCGGCGACCTCGGACGGGGAGTACACGTCCTCGCGGCGAACCGTTCCGGTCTCCTGCCTGACGGGTTCGACATGGTCGCAGACGCGCTCGGGGACGTAACCCTGACGGTACGCCCAGTTCAGCACCACCCGGAGCACGCGGTAGGTCGCGGGTCTGTCTTTCCGCTGCGAGTCCAGGAACCGCTGCACGCGGGCGGGCGTTACCTCCGAGGCCATCAACCCGCCGAGGCCGGGGATGACCGACCGGCGCAGCTTCGCCTCGTAGCCGTCATACGTCGACACCGCCATGCGCCCATCGTCCACGCGCTGGCGGGCGTAATCGAGATACGCCTCCACGACCTCGCAGAATGGCCTGTCGCGCCTCGCGCCGTCCATCCCGAGCATCGAGTCTAGTACGCGCTCCGCGTCGCTCCTCGAGCCGCTGACGGTCTTGGAGACGCGCCTTGCCATGCCGGTCTCATCGTGGATCGTGGCGAACACGCGCCAGCGGTCGCGGTCGAGCCTTTGAATCGAGCCGCGCAGCCGCCTCATGCTATCCCCTCCGCCACACGACTCGTATCCGCTCGAGAGGCCATGCCCCTGACCGCGCACAACGCCATCTCGCGCCCGTTAGCATCCAGAGAGCGGTACAGCTCCAGCAATTCGCGCTCGTCGGGTTTGAGGGCGTTTGATGGCCTCGCGGGTTCGGGCTTCGGCTGGTCGGTGCGGTTGAGCAGATAGTCGACGGTCACGCCGTACAGCTCCGACAGCTTGGCAAGCTGCTCACCCTTCAATCCCTTGCCTATTCCCTGCTCCCAGTTGCGGTATGTGCCCGTTGCAACGCCTATCGCGCGGGCTGCGTCCTCCTGCGTGAACCTGCCCGACTCGGTTGTTATGGCATAAGACCGGCGGGCTTCTCCGATATTGTTCTCGAACATCTCGTCCTCCATTCCCCGAGATTTGGGGAAATTTTAACCCACTACACAAAAATTTCTTGAAAATACACGAGATTAGTGTATTATCATTCCCATCTACACAAATCTAGGGCAGAGATTGGAGGTGACATGGCTATCAAGAACATGGCATCCGAGCGCGTCCGTATCGGACTCACGCAAGCGCAGATGGCGGAGAACATCGGTATCTCGCCATCGGCGCTTTTTAAGTATGAGGCGGACGTTTCCACGGCTCCGGTATCAGTGCTTTGCAAGGTAGCGGATTTGTGCGGATGCAGTGTGGACTATTTGCTCGACCGCACGGATAAGCGGACGGCGTAGTCAGGCAGTTTGACAACCGAAGAACCCGCGGCGGCGGGGATGCATGGCGACCCCAACTCTCGACAGCACCGGCCTAGCCTACCGGTGACGGACGTTTCATCTCATGTGCATCCATATGTTGTCCTCCGATTCTCGCATGCAGACAGCGCCGTGCATCCCCATCATCGCGGGTTCTCAAACGAAAGGAGGGGAGAGTGTGCATCCTGACGGTGCGCGAGGCCGCGGAGCTGGCCAAGATGGACGCGCGATCCATCCGAATGCATTGCGCGATGGGTTCGTTTCCATGCAGGGACGTGGGCATCGGCACCAAAAAGGTCTGGCGCATCCCGCGCGAGACATTCATCAAATGGCTGAAAGGAGAGGGCAAGTGACAGCCCAGACCAAAAAGACGCGCCCCGGGGGCTATCCGAGGCGCAGACCGCGTCGTAGATACGACTATTCAGATGATACCACAAACAGCGACCGCATGTGGATGCTCGTCTCCGCAATCATGCTCGCCGCCATGTTCGCCGCGGCGGTTTGCCCCTGGGGGGCGATGTGATGGACGCGGGCAAGCGATACGTGATCCTCAAGGCTTTCGAGAAGGCGCTCAAGGAGCCGGTCAAGGACGCGAACGACGAGTTCCGCGCCGAGGTGCTGGCGCTTAGCGACGCATACGGCGTCAAGAAGGTCAGCGTCAACATCGGCTCGGTCGAGGCCGACGTGGAGCTGCGGGCGAAGAAGCCGCGCATGGACTTCCACGGCGAGGGCGCCGATTTTCTGGCGTTCATGGAGGCCAAGGGCATGCTCGTGACCACCGTCGACGAGCGATGGGAGAAGGAGGTCGCATACGTGGGCGACCGCGTGGTGTGGGTGTCGACCGGCGAGGTCGTGCCCGGCGCGTTCGTGCTCGTGAGCGAGACCGCGCCGTATCTGCAGATGGGCAGGGACTTCGACGCCGAGGCGATCCTGCGCGAGGCGAGCGAGCGCGGCCTTCTGGAACCCGTGACCGTGACGATGCTCGAAGGAGGGCACGATGGAGATTAGGACTTGCGAGGAGTACGTGCTGGCCAAACTGGCGCGTCTCCAGGACGAATACGACGAGGCGCTCGACTCGCTGCAGGAGGCGCACCGCGAGAACGACAAGGTCAGGCGCGAGCTGGCGCAGGACGAGGAGATCATCGTCTATCAGGCCGAGACGCGCGAGAAGCTGGAGACCGAGCTGGCCGAGGCAAAGGAGCGCATCCGCAGCCTCGAGGCCACGTGCAGCGACTTCGCACGCGAGCTCGACAAGCTGCGCAGGAAGGCGGGCGACGATGACCAGTAAGAGCGTCCACGACGTGCTGCACGACATCCAGGTGGCATTGAAGGTGCCGAAGGACTTGTGGAACGACTTCGGCAAGTATCCCTACCGCAACGCCGAGTCCATCCTCCAAGCGGTCAAGCCGCTGTTGCCGGACGGTTACACGGTGATATGCGACGTCAACCCCGAGGTCATGGACGGCAGGATCGTCTGCACCGCGACGGCGATGCTCGCCAAGGGCAGCGACCCCTCCGAGAAGGTGTGGACGGCGGCATACGCCATCGAGCCGGAATCGAAGAAGGGCATGGACTCCGCGCAAGTGAGCGGAGCGACCATCTCATACGCCAAGAAGTACGCGCTCGGGAATTTGTTCGCAATCGACGGGAACAAGGACAGCGACGCCGAGGCGCCGTCTAACGGCGCGAACCAGAAAGCGGCACCAAAGACCCGCAAGAAGCCGCAGAAGCCGTCAGACGGCGATACAGCGCCGCAGGTGGTGGTCGTGGATGACGTCAAGGAGGCCAAGCTCGCGCTGTTCCGCGCGATGCAAGCCTACGCCGAGCACGAGCAGAGAGACGTGGTCGCGATCATCGACGGCACGTTCGCATCCAAGCCGCCCGAGGAGTGGACGGCAGACGAGCTGCTGGAGAAGGCCGCGGAGTTCGAGGAGGCGGCGCGATGACGCAGAAGGACAGGATCGTCGCCTTGATGAGCGACATGCGCTGGCACACCAACGCCGAGCTGAACAAGATTTGCTTCCGCTACGGCGCGAGGCTTTGGGAGCTGAAGCACGAGGAGGGATACCTCATCGAGAAGCGAAACGTTCCCAAGAAGCCGGGACTAGTCGAGTACAGGTACGCGGGCCGCAGGGCCGGGATTGGAGGATAGATGTCAAACATCAACAAGGTATTCATCAGCGGGAACCTGACCCGCGATCCGGACATGCGCACGACGCAGGGCGGCACCGCCGTGATGGGCTTCGGAGTGGCCGTGAACGACCGGCGCAAGAACCCGAGCACGGGCAACTGGGAGGACGTTCCCAACTACGTCGACTGCGTCATGTTCGGCACCCGCGCGAGCGCCATCTCGCAGCACCTCGGCAAGGGCGCCAAGGTCAGCATCGAGGGCAAGCTGCGGTGGCACTCGTGGCAAGACCAGGACGGGAACAACCGCTCGAAGCTCGACGTGATCGTCGACGAGATCGAGTTCATGTCCAAGCCGAAGCAGCAGACGCAGGTCGAGGACGGCTACATACCGTTTTAGGAGAGCACCGTGGCAGACAGGAAACCCATACCAAAGAAACTAAGGTTTGAGGTGTTCAAGCGCGACAAGTTCACGTGCCAGTATTGTGGTGCGAAAGCGCCTGACGTGATTCTGCACGTCGACCATATCGTGCCTGTAGCCGAGGGCGGAGACAACGACATGCTCAACCTCGTGACCGCTTGCCGGGACTGCAACCTCGGCAAGGGAAAGAGGATGCTGTCCGATGACGCCGTCGTGTCAGCAAAGCGAAACCAGCTCGACGAACTCGCCGAGAGGCGCGAGCAAATCCAGATGATGTACGAGTGGGAGCTGTCTCTCATCGACTCCGAGAACGACGAGATCGATGCGGTCGAGTCTCTGCTCAACGAGATGACCGGAGGGTCGCTTACAGAGTCCGGCAGAAAGCACATCGGTAGCCTATGCAGGAAGTTCGGCCTCGATGTGGTGCTGAAGGCAACGCACAAATCTTTTACGCACTACGACTTCGGTACGCATGATGACATGGAGAACGCCATCGGCAAGATTGGCGGCATTTGCTTCAACATGACGCACAAACGATGCCATCAATGCAACCAGATGAAATGGCGTGCGTATAACGGCGAGGTCTTCTGCAAGGTCTTCGACGAGCGCGTTCTCGTAGAGTCTGCGGAGACATGTAACCACTTCGACCCGTGGTTCGGAGGTGATGCCAGATGAGCATCAGCCGGATGATAGACACGGGCATGTGGAACGACGCGCGGTTCGAGGAGTTCACGATGGCGGCGAAGTACGTCTTCGTGTACCTGCTCACGACCCCCGTGGCGAGCCTGTGCGGATGCTACGAGATCGGGTTCAGGCGCATCTCGATAGACACCGGACTCGAGCGCGAGAGCATCAAGGAGGCCATCGGGGAACTCGAGGACGCGGGCGTCATCGACACGGACGGCGCTACGCACGAGGTCATGCTCGTGAACTGGCCGAAGCACAACTGGAACCGCAGCCCCAAGCTCGACCGCCCGCTGGCGGACTCGATAAGGCTTGTGAAGTCGCCCAGATTGAAGCAAATCCTTGTGGAAAAGTACCAAAACACCCGCAAAATACCGTATCCATACCCTATCGATACCGTATCGATACCCTATGGATACCCTATGGATACCGTACCTATACCCCATGGATACGGTACCGATACCGCTACTATACCTATAACTACTTCTACTACTAGCAACTCCTTACAACCTACGGGTAGCAGCAGTAGCAATGATGTAGGTAGAGAAGACTCTCAAGAACAACCAGAGAGTCCTTACAGGTCGCAACAGGACGCGGGCGCGTTCATCGACGCATCGCTGACGATCTGGAACAACGTCACCGGCCAGAACCTGCGCCGATTCCCCGACAGCTCGATCGACGGACTCCTCGCCGCCTTCCACGACGGCAGGACGCTCGAGGACATCCGCTCCGTCGCCGAGCACGCGATGACGTGGGAGCCGCGCTACCGCACGCCCCACGGCGCCTTCGCCGAGGGCAGGATCGAGCAATGGCTCAACCGTCCGGGCGATACGCGCAAGGAGGCCGAGCATCCCGGCGAGGCCGACTGCCCGAAGTGCGGCGAGACCTGCTCCGCGGTCAACCCCGGCATGTACCGCTGCGACAAGTGCGACATCACCTGGAGGGCGGCATCATGACCGGCCAAGACCTCTACTCGCAGCTCCACGAGGCGCGTACCTGCGCACATGCCGCAATCGGCCAGATAGTCCCGACCGCCACCTCGAAGGCCGAGGCCGAGGTCGCGTACTGGTCGGCGCTCGAGCGCAAGATGACCGCGCTCCGCGCCAACGGCTGCGCGGCCTCGCTCGTCAAGGACATGGCACGCGGCGACTCGAAGGTCGCCATGCTGTGGGTGCGCTTCTGCACCGCCGAGGCGATCCACCGCGCCACGACCGAGGAGGTCATGCTGCGCAAGAAGGACATCGACGTGCTCAACGGCATGATAGCGCGGGAATGGAGCATGCAATGAGCCGCGACATGACGGGAACCTGCTGCATCGTCTGCGGGCGCTTCGGAGCCAACCGCCACCACGAGCCGCCCAAGGGTCTCGGCGGCGAGAGGGCGTGGAAGGGGTCGCTCGTGAGCCTATGCGGATCGGGAACGACCGGATGCCACGGCCTCCGTCATGCCGGGCGGCTCAAGCTGCGATACGACGAGAACGACGCGAGGTGGGAGTGGATGGGCGAGAACGCCAACGGCCTCACCACCCGCAACTGGACACCGTGCCACGGCGACGCATTCTGGAACGCGCTCGCCGGGCTTTACGAGGAGGAATGAATGAAACGAACGAAGATTATCGACCACGAGCTGGTCACCATGATGCCGAGCGATGCCAGGAGGCTCCTCGAGCGCAACACCGACAGGAACCGGAACATCAAGAAGAGCAACCTGAACGCCATCGTGAACGACATGGTCAACGGGAACTTCCTATCGGAGAACGGCCAGACCATCGTCATCGGAACCGACCGGAAACTCTACGACGGGCAGCACCGGCTCACGGCGCAGGTCATGGCCAACGTTCCCATGAAGTGGCTCGTCGTCACCGTCGACGACGGCGAGACGGCGTACAAGACCATCGACAGCGGCTCAAGGAGAATCGTCGCGGATTACTTCTCCAAGAGCGAGAAGAACGCGACCATATTCGCATCTGTCGCGTCATTCGCATACCTCGTCGAGGAGGGCGTGCCGCTCACATCAGCCGTGCGTGGTGTAGAAGGCAGGAGCAGACCGGCGCGTCATGCGGTCGTCGCGTATGGCGAGAAGAACTCGTGGGAGATCGAGAAGGCCACCAGCCGCGCGATAAAGATGTACATGGGGCTCGGCAAAATCGGGAAGCAGAGCGTATTCGGCAAGTTCGCGTGGCTCATCTCCTACATCGGCGAGGAGGACGTGCTCGAGGTGTTCATCGACGACTTCTGCGAGATGAGCCCGTCGAGCAAGACGGTCGTCGCGCTGAAGATGACGATAATGAAGAACTTCGCCAGAGGGGAGAGCAAGCGTCCCGACGATAAGTGGATGTTCGGGACGCTCCTCGACGGGTACGTCCACTTCAAGGAGATGGACGATACGACCATGCTCAACCGCGGATGGTCGAGGCTTGAAAAGTACTCGAAGCTCCTCGATGCCATCAGGGAGGAGCGGCGATGAGCACGAACAACTACGAGAGGCATCTCTACGCAGCGGTCATCGGGAACATCGTCAGCAGCGAGACGAACGAGCGCGAATGGAACGAGCGCGTCGAGAAGTGCAGCGCCGCGATCCACGCAGCCATCGAGAGCACGTTCCCGACGAACGCCCAGCGCATGGCGTTCCTCGGCCAGCTCCTGGTCGGCACCAAGAGCGCACTCGACGCGAAGATCGACGAGTTCATGGCCGACTACGCGAGCGACATGATCGGGTTCGATGACGGGGTGACCGAATGAACGGCTACGAACGAGAGGACAGCCACTTCGGCAGACCAGACAGCCCGCCGTGCCGGGACTGCCGCCATTTCATGCCCACCGGCCTGATGGGCTTCGCCGGCAGCGGGCGCATCCTCGGCAGGAACGAGGGCAGGTGCGTCCTCCATGGCTGGACGGTCGACGGCGACGTCAGCATGGCGGACTCCGAGCCGTGCGGATACGAGGGGAGGCCGTGATGGAGGTCAGGGGAACCGTGGCCGGGCGCATCCACAACCCCGTTCGCTGCAAGGCGCGGGTCGTGCCGAGCTGCCGCGGCTGGCTGAAGTTCGACGAGTGGGAGCGCCAGCTCGTCATCCGATGGCTGCGCGACGGACTCGGGGTCGAGGAGGTGGCCAGACGGCTGATGAGGCCGGTCGCGCAGATCGTGGCGTTCGACCCCGTGAGGCCGAACGGGAGGAGGATGCGGTAGTGGCTGCTCACGTTGAGAGAGCCATCAAGCGGCTGCAGGCGGCAGCCGAGAGCGCGGAGCAGCTCTACGGCGAGCCGCTGACCCTCTGCTACTCGGGCGGCAAGGACTCGCAGATCGTGACCAGGCTCGCAATCGAGGCGGGCATCCCGTTCACGGCGAAGCACTCGCTGACCACCGTCGACGCCCCGGAGACCGTCTACACGGTTCGCGAGACCTTCGCCGCATTGAGGGCGAGGGGAATCGACGCAGAGGTCAACGTGCCGGAGCTGACCATGTGGCGGCTCATACCGAAGAAGCGGATGCCGCCGACGCGGATGGTCAGGTACTGCTGCCGCGAACTCAAGGAGCAGACCACCGGCAACCGCTTCATCGCCACCGGCGTGAGGCAGAGCGAGAGCGCGAGGCGCAAGAGGCGGGGAACCGTTGACGTGATAGCGAGGGACAAGGCGGACAGGGAGGCCATCGGAGACGAGGTGTTCCTGTCGAACGACAACGACGAGAGGCGCAAGGCGCTCGAGCACTGCATGGCCAAGCGGACGCTGTGCGTCAATCCCATCATCGACTGGACGGACGAGCAGGCCGCCGACTACTTCTGGAACGCCTGCGCGATCCACAACCCGCTGTACTCCGAGGGATTCAAGCGCGTCGGCTGCATCGGGTGCCCGATGGTGGGAAGGAACATCCGGCTCCGCGAGTTCGCGCGGTGGCCGAAGTACCGGGATGCGTACATGCGGGCGTTCGACGCGATGCTCGACGCGCGCCGGGAGAACGGCCTCGAGACGAAGTGGGAGAGCGCCGAGGACGTGTTCAAGTGGTGGATGGAGGACAAGACCGACCCGAACCAGCTCGCCATCGACATGCTGGTCGAGGACGGGGATTAGGAGGAACGATGGCTAACCCATCGAAGGACAAGGGGACCCGCGCCGAGACGGCGGTGGCGAGATACCTCGCATCGGTCGGCGCGGACGCGAGGCGCAACGCCCTTCACGGCAACGCGGACGAGGGCGACATCCACGCCGAGGTCATGGGCAGCGTGGTGTGCATCGAGGTCAAGAACCGCAAGCGCGTCGAGCTGGCGAAGTGGATGGGCGAGACCATCGCCGAGCGCGCGAACAGCGGCGCGGAGGTCGGCTGGCTCGTCGTCAAGCCCGAGGGCGTCGGCATGGACAGGGTCGGCAGATGGTGGGTCTGCATGGAGTTCGACGACCTGATGGCGGTGATGGCGCGATGAGGCCGCTGCAAGCCATCATCCTGCTGCCGCTGCTCGCCGCCATCCCCGTGCTCGTGCTGGCCGCGATGATGAGGAGGTGCGCATGAACCTGAAACCATGCCCGTTCTGCGGGGGCGAGGCCAGCATGTTTTGTGACGAAAGCACAGATACATGGAATGTATTTTGCGATAACGTACCATGCCCGGCAGAACCCGGAACTGCCATTTGCTTCTCCGAGCAGGAGGCTATCGACGCATGGAACACGAGAGCCTACTACGAAGCCGAGCTGGATGCACTTCCGATGACCGAGGAGAACATGCGGGAGTACGGCTGGGTGCGCGAGCGGACGTGCAAGGTAGTTGGCTCGTATGCATATGGAGAGCGCGACGAACTGAAAGCATGGTTTTTGTCATGTGGGCATGAGTTCGAGTGGAACTACAAAAAATCACCGAACTATTGCCCCAAATGCGGGGCGAGAGTGGAGGAGCGATGATCCCGAGGCTGCAACCGGACGGCAGGAGGTCGCTCAAGATGTACGGCCCCGCACCCAAGCGCAACGCGCCGAGGCGCTACCCGACAGAAGCCGAGCGGCGCAAGGCCGAGCCGTGGAGACGCGATGGATACGGCGCGGAGTACCGCATGCGGAGGCAAGCCGCCATCGAGCGGACGGGCGGGCGGTGCGCGAGGTGCGGTCGGCCCGTGGCCGTGATGACGGCGGACGGTTGGCGGATGCGCGGCGGCGAGGTGCATCACGTCAGGCCGCTGGCCGAGGGCGGGCACGACGCCGGGTTGATGCTTCTGTGCGTGAGCTGCCACCGGCTCATCGACGCGGAGATGAGGCGCAGGAGGAACGGGGAAGCGTGACACGAGACGCCGGACAAATCGAGTATGAGGCGATGGTCATGCAGCGCATGGCCGAGAACGGTATGACCTGCGCCGAGATCGGCGAGGTGTTCGGCTGCCATAAGAACACCGTCCGCAACCGGCTCAAGCGCATCGGCTACGTCCGCGGCAACGAGTGGAAACATGCGCAGTTCGTGGGCATCGTGACCAAGCAAGCGGAGTCGGTCGGCTGCACCATCATCGGAGAACCAACGCGCAGGAGCACCGTGCTCAAGTGCAACACGTGCGGCACCGTCCGCGAGATAACGTGCACAACCACCAAGGGAATCACGCCGTGCACCGCGTGCAGCGTGAGGGCGACAGCCGAGCGCAACGAGAAACGGCGCATGGAATCCAGGGCGAGGGCGGCTGCACGTGCGGAGCGGCGCGAGGCAGCAGCCAAGCGCGAGCAGGTCAAGAAGCTGGCCGTGCTGCTCACCCCGAGGGTCTGCCCAAGGTGCGGCGAGGTGTTCCACTCGACGCTGGCGAGGGCGGTGTACTGTTCGGCTAAATGTTCGGAGAAGGAATGGAAGGGCGCGATCCGCAAGCGCATCCGCAAGTATGGCGTCGAGTACCAGCAGGGAATCACGCTCGGCAAGCTGACCGCACGCGACGGCATGCGCTGCTACATCTGCGGGAAGACATGCGACTGGAGCGACAGGCGGTGGGGAAACCTCGGCCCCGACTATCCGACGATTGACCACGTCATCCCGCTGGCCAAGGGCGGCGGTCACACGTGGGGAAACGTGAGGGTGGCATGCGCCAGATGCAACTCGGACAAGCGAGACGTCGACCTTGTCGAGGTGTATACGGGTGAGAATGGTAGACCGGGTCAAGGCTTCACCCCGCCCCAACCCCTCCTCCGTGAATTCGGGAAATTGAAGTTTGGAGGTCAAGATTCCTAGGACTTGGGACGATTTGGAGGTCAAGTACCTCATCAAGCACGCCGGACGCGACACCGTGCACGACATCGCGTCGGTGCTGGAGCGCTCACGCCACGACGTCAGGCGCGAGTGCGCAATCCGCGGCCTGAACGCCCGCGCACCCAAGTCGGCGCTCACCATCTGCCCGTCGTGCGGCAAGGCGAGGACGGGCATGTCGCGCCTGTCGGGCCTTTGCCGCGTCTGCACCGTCGACGTCAACATCCGCAGAACCAAGGCCATGATCGCGCTTGAGCTGGCATCCGCGCTGCCCGAGTTCAAGCGCGAGCACGGCCACCTGTTCGAGCCGCGCGTGGCGAGGGCGCAGCCCGTCCCGAGGCCGCACATGCCGAGGACGGCGACCCTATCGCCAGCCGAGCGGCAGCGCGTGGAGGACGAGTACGACGCCGCCATCGAGCAGGTGGAGCTGGTCGAGGCGAGGCGCGAGTACACCGCCGTGCGCGTCCGGCTGTACCGGCTGCGCGTGGCGCTAAACGATAGGAGGCCGTGATGGTCTGGAGGATTTGCCCGATATGCGGCGTTCGGTTCGAGGCCGTCGACAGGCGGCGGAGATACTGCTCGACCAAGTGCAGGTCTGTCGCAAGGAGGCGGCAGGAGGCGATTATGACCGCCTTCCCCGACATGCCGTCGCAAGCTCTCGATATGCAGGATATGGCGTGCACGTTCAGGCACATGGCGAACGAGACGCTGGCGCTCGCCGCGGTGTCGCCGCCCGAGGTCGAGATGGTGTGCCGCAGAATCGCCGAGAAGGTCATCGACGCGCTGGACGCGGAGGGTCTGTGATGGCTAGAGGACGCAAACCCAAGACATACGCCAAGGCACGCGGCGGCATCGTGCCCGTCGAGGCCGTCAACGCGCAGATCGTCGAGGTCGACATCCCCATCCCGCCCAGGATAGCCAGCGACCCCGACCTCTCCGAGAAGTGGGCGCTGTGCGTCGACACCCACTCGCAGCTCCGCCCTGAGGACGCGCCGCTCATCGAGGCGTGGTGCGTCTGGGCGGTCATCGAGGACAAGTGCGCACCCGCGGCGCTGGCGCTCGATGCCGAGGCCGTCCGCACCCACGAGAAGGCCACGACGATGCTCATGCGCCTCGCGGACGCGCTGCACCTGTCGCCCACGGCACGCCAGCGGGCGGGTCTCATCGAATCGGTCACGCGCTCGTCGCAGCTCGACGTGGCGGCGAAGACACGCGCCGAGTTCTACGCTAGGGGCGGCAAGTGAAACGCAACCGCTCGAAGAAACGCCGCATCACCGCGAGGGGACGCGAGGAGGCCGAGCTGCTGGCCTACTACTGCGAGACCCACGTCAGGCACGCCGGAAACAAGCCGAGGTACTACGGCAAGCCGTTCATCTTGGAGGACTGGCAGTGGGAGAACATCTGGCTCCCCGTTTTCGGCACCGGCAAAATCGAGGACGGGCGCTTCAGCCGCCACTACCGCACCGCGCTAATCGGCCTTCCACGCGACTACGGCAAGACCGAGCTGATATGCGCCATGCTGCTCTCCGAGGCCAACATGAACCCGGTCTCGATGGGCCAGTACGGCGTGGTGGCCTACTCGAAGGAACAGGCCGCCAAGATTCTCGCAACCTTGGGCGACATGATCCGCCAAGACCGCGACCTGCGCACGCTATGGGAGGCCAACCGCAGCGAAATCCTCAACCGCGAGACCCGCGCCGTGATAAAGGTCTTTCCCTACTCGGAGGCCGCGCTGCAATCATGGCACTTCAACGTCCTCATCGCCGACGAGCTGCACGTCTGGAAGAACGCCAGCGTCTACTCCGCGATCCGCTCGGGCATGGCTCACGTCGACAATTCCCTGCTGCTGGCCATCACGACCGCATCGGAGGCGCGTAGCGGCTTCTTGTGGGACTGGATAAACGGCAACCCCGCCGAGGGCGTGAAATCCATCCTCGACGACCCAACGGCATACATGTGGTGGCACGGCGCGAACGACAGCGACAACATCGAATCGGAGCGGACGTGGGAGCGGCTGGCCATCCCGTCATGGGTCACCGTGGGCAGCATCCGCGACCTGCGCGAGTCCATGCGCTACCGCGATTTCGAGCGCTACACAATGAACCGGTTCCCGCTCGAGAAGGGTCTCGACCGCTCCATGCGAATCACCGACATACAGGCCTGTATCGCCAACGGCGGCGGCTTCGACTTCGAGCAGCCGTTCACGCTTGCCGTCGACGGCGCGGTGCGAGGGGATGCGTTCGCCCTCGTGGCGCATCAGTTACGCGACGGTCGCCACCACTTCGCCGAGTGGGTCTACGACACGCCGCCGCCAGATAGGGGATACTACGACATCGGCGCCATCGGCCAGCTCGTGGCCGGTCTCGCGCAGAAGCATCACGTGGCCGTGGGCATCGACCCCGCACGCCTCCTGCTATGGGCGAACGAGCTGCAAGATAGCTGGGGCGTGGAAATCTACGAGATACAGCAGTCCAACGCCATCATGTGCCCGGCATCCGCGCTCGTCGTGAACGCCGTCAGAAGCCACTCCGCGAACCTCGGCACCTGCCCGAAGCTCGCCGAGCACCTCGCCAACTGCCGCGACCTGCGCCGCGAGCCGTGGGGATACCGCTTCACCGCCGACGCCCACGGGCAGGGGAGCGACCGCATCGACGCGGCGATAGCGGCTGCGATGGCCATGTGGATGACCGAGACCATGCCCGAGCGCACCGAATCCTTCGCGGAATCCGGGGGCATCTGGCTCCTGTAGGAGGGCGAGCGGCCAGCGTGTTACATCCGCTTGACAATGAAAAGTGGATTAAAACGCAACCGAAAGGCCGCTGAATGAGAACACCCCGCGAGACGATGCGCGACTGGCTCGGCGTTAAAGACCAGATGACGCCCGTCACGGCCGGTTCGTACTCGCCTATGGAACTTTTGGACGCGCTACCGCCACGAACCGCCGTCGACCGTTACGGCGCTTTACTCTCCTCCGACTTCCTCGCTTGCGAGACCGCCAAGGCGCGGGCGCTCCGCTCGCTGCCCGTCCACGTCATGCGCAAGGGCGACCACGGCCCCGAGAAGGTGCCCGAGCATCCTCTTAGCGCGGTTCTGCACCGCCCGAACGCGCTCATGGCGTGGGGAGACCTCGTCGCGTGGGCGGTTCTGCGGCGCGACGTGCTGGGCACCGCCTACATCCGCGTCTACCGCGACGCCCGCGGCAACATCCGCGAGCTGCGACCCGTGACCGCGCCCGTCTCCATGAAATTCGACAAGGAGACCGGCGTGGCGCTTTGGTACGCCGCGCAGGACACGCTGAACGATATGTGGGAGTGCCGCGAGGACGACGTGATCGTCCTCAAGACCGACATCTCCGAGGACGGCGGCATGACCGGGCGCTCGATAGCGGAGAAGGCCGCGGACGACATCGGATTGTCCGTCGACCTCGTGCGGTTCTACCGCTCATTGTTGGAGAACGGCAACCATTTCCAAGGCTACCTCGAGACCGACCAGAGATTGACCAAGGACGACCGCGAGGCCATCCGCGAGTCGCTGGACGAGACCCGCGGCCCCGACAGCGCGGGCGCGATCCGTTTGTTCGACCGCGGCGTGAAGTACCACGAGGTCAGCGCCAAGCTCGAGGGCATGGACTTGATAGCCCAGGAGAAATGGGTCTTGCAGAAAGTCTGCCGCGCGTGCCACGTGGACATGCACCACGTGTTCGCCGACGAGGGCGCAGCCGCCACCACGGCGACGGGCGCGGACATCGACTTCGTGAAGAACACCGTGCTCCCCGAGGTGACAGCGTTCGAGCAAGCGCTCCAACCCGTCCTCGACCGCGCCGCGTCATTGGGCGGCAAGGATAGCGGCTACTACGTCAAGTTCAACCTCAACGGCCTCATGCGAGGAGACTTCACCAAGCGCATGGAGGGCTACCGCATCGGCGTGTACGCCGGAATGTTCACCCGCCAGTACGTGGCCGAGCAGGAGGACATACCGTGGCTCGAGGGCCAGGACAAGCTGCTCCAGCCCACGGCCTACTACATGGTCGACGAGGACGGCGTGCCCTACATCCCCGCAGCTGGCACCAACGTCGACCAGCGCGGGCAATCGGACGGGCAATCCGGCATCGACGAGAAGGCCGTCTCCGGGGCGCTGGCTCCGCTTTTGAACGACGCCAAGGAGCGCATCGCCAAACGCGCCGAGCGCGACGGCGACACGCCCAAGACCCGCAGCTTCGCCCACACGGTTCTCGACCCCGTGGCCTTCGCGGCGGCGCAGCTGGGCGAGTTCATCGAGACCGAGCAAATCATCGAGGAGGCAATCAATGGAGTTCTGGAAACTGACTAAAAACGACGCCGAGTCGGTGACCATCGACCTGTACGGCGACATCGGCAGGGACGAGTGGAGCGACGAGGAGTCCGTGGGCGCCAAGGAGTTCATCGAGGCGGTGCGCGAGGCCAAGGGCAAGGCCATCGACCTGCACGTCAACTCGGGCGGCGGGTCTGTTTTCGACGCCTTCGCCATGATGACCGCGCTGGCGCAGCACGACGGCAAGGTGACCGCCCACGTCGACGGCATCGCCGCATCCGCTGCCAGTTTCCTGCTGGCAGGTGCGGACGAGGTGCGCATGAGCAGCGCCGGGTTCATCATGATCCACGACGCCAGCACCGTGGCATGGGGCAACTCGCAGCAGATACGCGAGACCGCCGAATGGCTGGACATGATCGACCACCAGCTGGCTGGCATCTACGCCAAGCGCGGCAACCGCACCGCCGAGGAGTTCAAGGCCGCTATGGACGCGACCACGTGGCTCGACGCTAATCAGGCCGTCGAGTGGGGTCTCGCCGACCACATCGACGAGGCCGTCGCCGCAGCCGCGTGCATCACGGCAGACAAGCGCGTGCTCGAGACCGCGCCCGCAGCTGCGAACATCCTGCGCGTGGTCGAGCCGCAGAACATCACGCAGGAAATCATCGAGACCGTCACCGAGTGCGAGGACGGCATCTCAATCACGGCATCAACCGACCTAGAGGGCGAATCCGAGCCGCAGGAGCAGCCGGTAGCGCAGGAGCGCGTCGTCATCGTGGACGGATGCATCTACCGCCTAAGTGCGGAAACGACCGATTAGTCAAGAAGGAAGGAGCATCGACATGACCATCGTCGAGCTGCAGAACAAGATCGTGGCCTACGAGGGCCGCATCGCCGACCTCATGGCCGGGGAGCCGACGGACGAGAACGTCCGCGAGGCCAAGGCCATCGAGGGCCGTCTCTCCGAGTGCCGCGACATGCTGATGGCCGAGGCCAAGCGCGTCGCCGAGGAGAACACCGCCATCAAGGCATCCGCCAAGCCGGTCGCCGAGCCCACGTTCATCGAGCGCGTCCTCGGCCCGAAGGACAGCTTCACGGAGCTGACCCCCGGCTGGAAGGTCACCGTTGACACGGCTTACGCGCCGTCCGCGCTGCCCATCCCCGAGAAGTACGACACCAACCTCCCCGGCGCCGTCAGGCTCCCGGCTGGCATCGTCTCCACGCTGCCGCAGGCCCGCACGAACGAGGCCGAGCACTACTTCCAGCAGCCCGCCTTCGATAACAAGGCAGCCGCGTGGACGAGCGGCAACAAGGCCCAGTCCGGCCTCGAGTGGCCGCTGGCCGTCGCCAACCTCGAGACCATCGCCCATTACATCCCCGTCCCGAAGCTGGCCGTCCGCAGGTACCGCAACCTCGAGTCGACCATCTCCGGCGCCCTGCTGATGGGCCTCGAGCAGGTCAAGGACGCCCACGTCGTCCTCGGCTCCAACGCCTCCGGCATCGTCGGCCTCGCAAACCAGACCGGCATCCAGACCTACACCAAGGGCCAGACCGAGAACATCTACGACATCGTCGTCAAGATGGCCGCGAAGGTTCGCGTCAAGTCCGGCTTCGCGCCCGACTGCGTCGCCATGCCGACCAGCATCTTCGCCGACATCAAGACCGCCAAGGGTCAGGACGGCCATTACCTCTATCCCGAGATCGTGCAGAACGGCACCATCGACGGCCTCCGCATCGTCATCGACGAGAACCTTGCCGTGGCCTCCGGCGACACCATCACGAACGGCATCATGGTCTACTTCTCTGGCGCCGCGCAGTTCCTCGTGGCAGACCCGGACGAGGTCACCATCGGACTGACCGACAAGCAGTTTATTCAAAATGCCTACACCCTGCTCGCCGAGGGCACCTACGCTCTCAAGGTTCCCATCCCCGCTGGCTTCTGCTATTGCAGCTCCGTCAGCACCGAGCAGGGCGGCTCCGCCGAGTAAAGGAGGCACGACATGTTCATCGCCAAGCGCACTGAGCGCGACGGAATCCTCATAGCTTACGAGGGCGAGGCCATGTCGGAGGCGGAGGCCGTCCGTCGCGGCCTCCTGCCCGAGCCTAAGCCCGAGCCTGTGAAGAAACCGGCAGCGAAGAAAACGACCACCCGCAAACCGGCTGCGAAGAAGGCACCGGCGAAGAAGGCCAAGGAGGCATAGATGCTTCTCACCGAGGGCATGTGCAACAGATGGGCGGCGGGCGACGGCCCCGTCTCGATGGCCTACCCGTCGACCGGCACCGTGAACGTGACCTGCGGCGACGCCGTGGAGGTCGCGGAGATCGTGGACGGCATCGCGGAGCTGACGGTCGCCCAGGCGCTCGCGCTCATGCCCGCGGTCGGCATCTACGACCTCGAGTGGGGCGCGGTTCCCGTGACCGTCGAGCGCGTCGGTTCCCGATACACCACACGAGCGGCTGTAATCGCGTATGGGCGGCGCAACGGGGATGACTTCGACAACGAGGCGAGGTATCCCGAAACCGCCTTCCAGGTGGCGATACAGAGCGCCGAGGAGGCAATCGAGAACGGCACGCGCCGCTCGTTCTGCCGACGCTCCGCGACCGTCCACCTGCTGCCCGGACTCAACGAGCTTCCCTTCGAGGATGCCGTGAGCACCACGACCGGCCAGCTGCTCCACGGGCGGCAAATCAGGGCGGACGAGGAGGGCGACGCGACCGTCACATACGGCGCTCTCTTCGACCAGCGCATCCGCGACGCCGCCACGCAGCTCGCCGCATCGTACCTGCGACCCCGCGTGGGCGCGGAGAACGTGCGCGGGCAGTCTATGGACGGCGTCTACGTCAGCTACACGCTGGCGACCGGCGAGGAGGGCGGCGAGACCGGCCTCCCCGAGGTCGACGCGGTCATCGCATCGCACCGCAGCCATCGGAGCGTGGTCATGTGAGCACGACCAAGGACATCACCGGCCCCGCGATCCTGCGCATCTACGAGGACGCCAAGGCGATATTCGACGAGGGGGCGCTCGATGGGAGCGTCCCCGCGCCGCGGGTGACTTTAGACCTGCCCGCGACCGACCCCGAGCCGTTCCATGTGTTCGTCTGGGGTCAGGCGCGGGAGTTCGTGAATGTGACGTTTTTGACGCACAAGGTCTACCTCGTCACCTTCAAGGTGCGCATGACCTTGGTGGCATCCGGCTCCACGCCCGAGGACGCGGCGAGGATAGCGAACGCCTATCTGGCCAAGGCCGTGCAAATCACCTTATGCGACACGCAGCTCGGCGGCGCTGCCGAGGAGCTGGGAGTGCCGCAGATCGTGAGCAGCGACGCATGGGTCGACCAGTCGGGGAGAAGACACGCGGGCTACCTGCTCGAATACGAAGTCAGCAAATCCGTGGCGGCAGACCCCGCCATCGAAGAACTCATAGGAGGCATTGAATGAATCGAAATTATGGATTGTTCGGCCTCGCCAAGGCAAGCGCGTCGGCACCCGCGGTCGACTTCCCGGCCAGCGCATCCAGCGCGGGCATCGACGCCGCTGTAAACAACGAGGCAGTTCGCGTGACCAACGGGGCGCGCGACACCACTGTCGGACGCTACATCACGGGCACCGACAGCACCGCCAGCGTCACCACGCTGGCATTCCCGATACAGGTGGGCATGTTGCTCTACGGCGCTCTCGGCTCCGACTCCGTGTCGCGCGTCGGCTCGACGGCCTACTACACGCACGACATCACCATGGCCCAGGCGCTCCCCGAGCTGAACTTCTTCCAGCAGGTCGGCTCCTCGAGCGCGGCCATGCAGAAGCTCGCCAAGGCCAAGGTATCGAGCCTCAACATCTCCGCCGAGGGCGTCACGCCACCGGCCATCACGATGGAGATGACAGGCACCGAGGCCACGTGGCTGGCCACGACGACGTGGAGCGGCCCCGGCAATGCGATGGACGAGTGGTTCACGAGCGCGGGCGCGACCGTGCTGCTGGCACTGTCCGGCGACGAGCCGGGCGCCGTGCCCGCCTACATCGCGCTCAACAGCTTCGAGACGACCATCGACTCGCCGCTGACGGCCATGCGCAAGTTCGGCTCCGTCGCGGCCTCCGAGGTCGCGGACGGCGCCTGCACCGTGAGCGTGACGCTGTCGGGCACGTGCTCGGACACGAAGGTGTATCGCATCGTCAAGACCGGCGCCGATGACGGCACCGACGTCAGCTCGACCATCCTCACCGGTGCGCTGCAGGTGACCTTCCCGCACATCAGCGACGACGACCAGTCGCTCGTGCTCAAGTTCCCGGCCATCCCGTGGAACTGCGAGGCGCTGAACGTCGACGTCGAGGGCGGCCCGTTCGACCTGACGCTTTCGACCGACGGCGCCATCGCCGAGGACGGCACGTCCATCGAGGTGCTGCTCACGAACAAGCAGACCACCGCCTACGGCGCATAAGACGTTCTCACAACCTGCAAGGGGCGGCTCCTTCGGGGGCCGTCCCGCCATATACGGAAGGAGCATAGATGGCCAAGAAGAAACTCGGGGCGCTGGAGTTCGAGCTGACCTTCAAACCCTACGACGGCGGCAAGGCCGTCAAGACCGTGACCACGCCGAGCATGTGGGCGCTCGCCGACGAGTGGGTCGACTCGCTGCGTGCGGCCGGGGGTCATACGCCCGAGTGGTACGACTCCAAGCTGGGCGGCGCGATCTTCGCGCTGGCCGCGATGGACATGGGCCTCATCCCCGAGGCACCCTTGGGCGTGGCGCCCATCGCCGAGCTGCTGAACGCCTACGACATCGACATGGTCGGCGGCGACGAGACCGGCGAAAACCCTACGCCGACCGACCCGGAGGACGGCCCGGCTCCGGAATAGGCGACGTGGTGTCCATGCTGGCGCTGAAAAGCGGCCAGCCCATCGGCACGCTGCTCGACCTCATCCACGCCGAGCGGCGCGTTTTCGATTCCCTATGGTACATGTCATTCCCGCCCGAGGACGCCGTGACCGACGTGGACGCGGTTCTGAACCGCTGATGTTACACCCGTTTAATACTTGGTTGAGGTGACCAACGTGGGCATAGGGTGGGTTAAATAGATGGGTTTGGATATCGACATGAAGCTGGATGGCGTTGACAAGGTGTCAATCGCCTTGCGCAACGCCCAGCCAACGCTCAAGCGTGATACCGTGCCCGTCATGCAAGCCGTCGCAAACGCCGTCGCGCGTGGCGCGGAGGGCAGGGCGGTTCCGCATCCATCCGGCCTGTACCGCATGCGCGGACGCGCCAACTCCACGCCCGCATATATGACCGAGAAGGTCGGGGAGTATTGGTTCCGCGTCTCCACTAAAGGCCCCGGCGAGGCCATCTCCGAGTTCGCACGCCTAGCCATCACGCCGCAGGGCGCGGCTATGGTGCGCGAGCTTGACAACATATACGGCAGGGGAGGCGGCAGCGGCAACGGTCGCATCCTATGGGCGACGATGGACGACATGGCCGACTCGCTGGTCGACCAGATACAAGCCGCCACCGACGTCGCCGCCAAGGACATCGAACGGCAGATGGGGAGCGTGTAAATGGCAGGACGAGGCTCCGTCAAACTGTCGATTTACTCGACATTCAAGGACGATGGCACAAAGAAGGCCGAGCGTGCGCTGGCGCAATTCGCCAAGAAGTACGGCGAGGTCGACAAGGCCACCGGGAAGGTCAAGCTGAACGGCATATCGCAGCAGCTGGCCGAGCAGTCAGTCAAATGGGATCAGCTCTCGCAGAAGTGCTACAAGTTCGCCGGGCGGCTCGACAAGGCGGCCAAGAAGTTCGCGCCGTTCTCCGCAGCCGCGGCGGCGGCATTGGGCGGGTCTGTGAAGCTCGCCAGCGACTTCGAGGACGCGATGGCGAAGGTCGCCACCATCACCGACAAATCGGTCATGAGCATGGACGAGATGGGCCAGCAGCTCCTGGACGTTTCCAACAAGACCGGCGTGGCCGTCACCGAGCTGGCCGAGGCCGCGTATCAGGCGCAATCCGCGTCCGTGGACACCGCGCACACCGTGGAGTTCGTCGCCACCGCCTCCAACCTCGCAAGGTCGGGATTCACCGAGACCGCCACCGCCGTCGACGTGCTCACCACCGCCATCAACGCCTACGGCATGGAGGCATCCGACGCGGAGTCAATCGCCGACAAGCTCGTGCAGACGCAGAACATGGGCAAGACGACGGTCAACGAGCTGTCGCAATCCATCGGTCAGGCGATCCCGACAGCCGCGGCCTACGGCGTGAACCTCGATAACCTGCTCACGGCGTACGTCTCGCTCACGAAGCAGGGCATCAACACCGCCAACGCCACCACGTACCTCAACGGCATGATGACCGAGCTGGCGAAGGAATCCTCCGGCGTCTCCAAGGTGCTCAAATCCGAGACCGGCAAATCCTTCGCCGACCTCATGGCGGACGGCAAGTCGCTCGGCGACGTGCTCGGCATCCTCTACGACAGCGTCGGCAAGGACTCCAACGCCTTCGCCAACATGTGGGGCAACGTCCGCGCGGGCAAGGGCGCCCTCGCGCTCGTCAACGGCGGCATCGACGACTTCAACGCTCAATTGGCGGGCATGGGCGACTCGGCGGGCAACATGAGCGCCGCGCTCGAGGACTTGGAGACCCCCGCATACAAGGCACGCAAGGCGCTCAACGCATTGAAGAACACCGGCATCCAGCTCGGGCAGCAGATACTCGCCGACATCGCGCCCGCTCTCGACCGCATGGTGCAGAAGGCGCAGGAGCTGTACGAGAAGTTCAAGAACCTGCCGAAATCCACCAAGTCGATGATCGTCAAGCTGCTGGGCGTGACCGCCGCGATGGCTCCGCTGCTCAAGCTCGCAGCGTCCGGCGTGAGACTGTTCGCCGACTTCGCGCACGGCATGGGGTCGCTCACCGCCAACCTTGCCAAGTTCGCCGCCAAGGGCGGAACGGCTGCGAGTGTGGCCGGGAAGCTCGGCACCCTGCTCAAAGGCCCCGTGCTGCTCGGCATCATGGCCGCGGTCGCGGGCATCGCCCTGCTCGTCAAGGCGATAATGGACTGGAAGAAGCGGCAGGACAATCTCGTCAAGGCGACCGATGGCCTCGTCAAGGCCACAAAGCCGCTCGACATGGAATCGCGCAACGCAGCCGAATCGCTCGGCGACATGGGAGACGCGGCGAAGAGGGCATCCGTCGACGTGGACGCGCTCGTGGAGAAACAAGCGCAGCTCGCCGACACCATCGCGCAGCGCAACTCCGACGCGCAAGCCGAGATAGCGATGCTCAATCAGGCCAAGGACACCATCGACCAGTACGCCAACGTGACCGGCCTATCCGCGCAGGAGCAGGGCAAGCTGCAAGCCGCCATCGCGCTAGTCAATGACGAGTGCGGCACGCAGTACACCGTGACGGACGCGGTAAACGGCGTGATCAAGGACGAGGCCGGTAACATCCTCAAGACCACCGACGCCATCGACAAGTACATCGAGGCGAAGAAGAAGCAGCTCAAGCTCGAGGCGCTTACCGAGAACCTGAAAGACCTCTACAAGCAGCAATACGAGAACCAGGAAGCGCTCACGCAAGCGACCGAGGAATACAATCAGGCGCTCGCAGACCAAGCCGCTGGAGCCAACGCATCGTCAATCGAGGCGAAGCGCCTATCAGACCAAGTGGACGCAGCCGAGTCTAAGATGAACAAGGCCAAGGACGCGCTCGACTCCACGAACAAGTCGCTCGAGAACACCGAGAAGGCGATGGGCAAGGCGACCAAGGCCACGCAGAAGGCCGGGTCGGAGATGGACAAGTTCGCCACGACCGCCACGACCAAGGGCGCGAAAGCCGCCACGAACTTCGCCGCTGGCATCATCGCCAACGCTGGCAAGGCATCGAGCGCAGCGGCATCTATGGCGAACGGTGCCAAGACCGCGGCATCCGTGGACACCTACTCGCTCGGCTATAACTTCGCAATCGGCATGAAGAACGGCATCGTGGCGGGCGCTGCCAAGGTCGCCAACGCAGCAGCGAGCATGGCCACGAGCGCAGTCCAGGCGGCGAAGAAGGCCGCGGGCATCGCGTCTCCCTCCAAGGTCATGATGGAGGTCGGCGAATGGTTCGGCGAGGGATTCGAGCTGGGCATCGAGGACATGACCCGCGACGTGGCCAACGCAGCCCGCGGCATGAGCAACGCGGCTATAGGGCAGTTCGACCAGCGCCCGACCTATCAGGGCGGCTATGGCGGCGGCTCCGTGACGAACGTCTACATCGACGGCGCGAGGGTCAACGACGACCCCGCCATCCAAGCCGCCACGCTCAACCTTCTGACCGAGATGCGGCGGCTGGCGTATGTGTAAGGAGACAGCATGACCACCATCTACAGCGGATACGACAAGCCATCGGTGGTAAGGCTCGTCATCACATCCGGCACGACCATGACGAGCGACCCGCACCCCATCATCGTCGTGAACTACGGCGACTCGCTGTCGCTGCATCCCGTGTGGATCAGCAGCTACGTGGGCGCTCAGGTGCAATACCGCACCCGCTCGCGCAAGGCGTACAGCTCGGGACTATCGGATGACCCGTCCGGCGCACCCGTGTGGACGGAATACGCCGCATGGGCTTCGCCGGGAACATCGGCGACCACCAACTCCATCGTGACGTACAAATCCGGCAATAGCACGTATAAATTCCGCTGCGCGACCGGCATCACGCTCTCATACAGCTACAATATCTCGACCTACGACATGCACGAGGTGCAGATCAGGGTGCGCGTCTACTCCACGCAGTACGACCGCGCCAGCGAGTGGGCATACGTGACCATCCCGGTCGTGTTCCAGCCGCGGCTCACATCGTGCAGCGCGGTCACGACCGCACGCGGCGGCATATCGGTCACGTGGGGCACGAACTGGGTCAGACCATGCCGTCTCGTGCTCTCCAACGGCCTCGACGAGCGCTCCGGCTCGGTCGTGGGCACTTGGGAGGGCAAGCGCGAGGCGCAGCTCGACACCACCGTGGAGTTCGCGGAGGACGAGCTGGTAAAGGGTCGCAACGCCATCAAGGGTTCCGCGTGGGTAGCGGACGCGAGGATAATCAGCGAGGACGGCGCGGGCTACGGATACGGCGCGGACGGCGGGTGCAGCTCGATAGCGTACAGCGGGAACAAGGGCTACAAGGTCACGCCATCGGCTCACACGGACGCATCGAACGTCCCCGTGCCGACCATCTCCGTCACCACCTCCAGCGGCGAGAAGGCCGTGCTGTCCATCAACTGCAACTGCTACGAGGTCGTGGCACGCGCGAGCTGGACGGATGCCGAGGGGGTTCAGTTCGCCGGGTATCTGGAGACGGGCGGATCGTCGCCCAACTGGACGGCAACGCTGGACGCGCCGCCCTTGGGAACCGAGATTACCATCTCGATAGCGTGCTGCAACAACAGCGGCGGCTACCGCAACGCCACCAAGACGCTCACCATCTCCTCCGACTCGCACTGCCACCTCGACGGCGACGGCGACCACCTGGAGCTGAAATACGACGGCGACTTCCAGCAGTCGACCACGGTCACCGGGGAATCGGTGCTCACGGCTGGCAGGAAGTTCCCCGTGTCCCGTCACGGCACGACCGTCACCCGCTCGCTGCGGGTGAAGGGCACAATCGCCTTCCCCTCGGCGCTGTCCTTCGGCGACATGGAGCTGGCGGCGCTCAACGTCCTCGACAAGCCGCACGACTGGCTATTTAGGAACCCGAAGGGCGTGCGCAAGCACGTCAGGGTCACATCGTGGTCGACCTCGCAATCCACCGAGCAGCTTGGCAGGGTCGCGGAGGTAACGATAGACATGGAGGAGGTCGGCTAGATGGACTGGACGGCCTCGGGCATAGCCAACAGCTTCGAGTTCGAGACGCTGAACAGCGGCCTGAACCACACCGGCTGGCTCGATAGCGTGACCGGGGGCAGGATAACCGAGTCATACCGCGGCGACTACAGAGTGACCGCATCGCTGGAACTTGACGGCGATATGCCCTCCATCGACGGCTACATTCGCATCTGGCACATCGCGGAGCTGGGCGGCGAAACCGTCCGCACCATCCTCGCCACGCTTGTTCCAGACGAGCCGCAGATGGAGTACATATCGGGTCGCTGGACTGGCTCGGTCGACCTGTACTCGGGCATGAAACGCATGGCGACCTCCCTGCGCGTGAAGGACATCGCAATCGCCAAGGGGCGCAATCTCTCGGAATACTGGGAGGGTCTGGTCACCGGCCCCGGCTCGGTCGCCTATGTCTCTCCGGGCATCGACACCACAAAGACCGCGGCAAAGGCATACGTCCTGGAGTTCGGCGAGACATGGCTCCACGAGGCGCACATGATGGCCGACGCATTGAGGGCCTACATCGAGGTCGACGCGGAGGGTCGCGTCTGTCTGGTTCCCTACGTCGCGCCCGGACGGCGCAGCGCGTCATGGCGGCTCGAATCCGGGGCGCAATCCATCCTCATGTTGGGGGTCGGGCGCGATCCCGCCGAGATGGTCAACCGCGTCATCGCGCGATACGAGGTCGACGGCAAGAAATACTACTCCACGGTCGACCTGCCAGCCGAGCACCCGTGGAGCTATTCGCAGACAGGGCGGCGCGAGACGTTCTCGCTCGACGTGGACTCCGTCGCCTCACCCATACAGGCCAACCTCGACGCGCTCGCTGCCGCCGAGCTGGAATCGCAGACGAGCATCGGCGCGAGGTACGAGGTCAAGGCGCTATTCGACCCGCAGGTCACGGTCGGCACCGTGGGCACCGTGCTCTACGCCGACTCGCCCACGGGCCAGCTATCAATCACCGGGTTCGTCGCTCAAAGGGAAATCGAGCTAGACCCGGTAATGCAGATGACGCTCACGCTTGAGGAGGCGATGGAATGAGCCTGAACGGCAAGATAGGACTCGCAAAGGATTTATTCGGCACGTCCAGCGAACCCGTGCAGTCGGTCTCGCGCGTATACGGCACCGCGACGGCTGACAGCTCAGGCGGCACCGTCTACGTGCAGATAGAGGACGGCGACGTGATCGAGGCGGGCACAATCGGCTCCATCACGCAAGGCCAGACCGTGACAATCCACGTTCAAGGCGGCGAGCCGCAGGTCATCGCAGCCGAGGGATGGGGAGACTCCATCCAGTCATCCGTCGACGAGGCCGTGGAGGTCGCCAACGCCACCGGGCAGCACTTCTGGGAGGACGACAACGGGGCGCATGTGACCGAGGTCACCCGCGAGGAATGGGAGGACACCGCCTCCGCGAACTACCACGCGGGCTATAACTCGCTATGGAACTCTCTGGGCCTCCTTTTCCGCAAGGCGCTGAACAACCTCGTGAGCATCACGCAATCAGCCGTCAGCTTCTACGACGGCAGCGGGAACAACGCCGCCAACGTCACCGCCAGCTTCGGCTCGTCCGGCGCTCAAATCGGCAAGACGGGGCAATCGCACATCACGATGGACTATCACTCGCTATCGCTCACCGACAAGGACAGCACCGAGTACTTCGCAATCGGCGACATGCGCGACACGACCGGATATGCCGCCATCACGCAGACGTTCACCGGAAACGGCAGCACCACGCTATTCGAGTTCTCGCCTCCTGCGGCATCGACAAGCTCCATCGCCGTCACCGTCTCGGATAGCTCGGGCGGCACGGTCACCAAATACCCGTCCGGCATCAACTTCTCGTCGGCTCCCACCGATGGAGCGACCATCACCGTCACCTACACCTCGACATCCGTGTACGCGAAATACTACACGTTCGGCACCCGCGCATCCGGCTCGAACACCGGAGGCATGAGCGTGGCGATGGGCAACAACACGACGGCATCCGGCGCGGACAGCGTGGCGATGGGGTACAACACCATCGCGGCAGGAGCAGACCAGCTCGCCACGGGATTGTACAACGTCGCGGACACGCGGTCGCTGCTGGTAGTTGGCAACGGCAACTCATCGTCACGCTCCAACGCCTTCGTCGTGAAGAGAAACGGGGATGTGGACATATCCGGCAAGGCGTACTTCCTCGGCGGCACCGCCTTCGAGGGCATGTTCGTATACGAGACCGTCGACTCCGGCACCATCCCGTCAATCGCCGGTAACTCCACGAAATGGGTGGACGTCTGGGACATCGGCAAGACCGGCTACAAGGCCATAGCCATCGCCGGTTACTACATCAACGGCGCGACCACGCTGTCCGTGTACTGCATGAGATTCAGCGATGCGACGCACGTTCAATTCGCAGTCAGGAACAACTCGTCGACCGCGACCGCCTCCACGGGCGTGAAGATCGAGGCGACGATTCTCTACGTCAGGGCAAGCTAAGGAGTGATGCTTATGAGCGTATACATGATCCACGCCATCGAGTGGGTGATAACCGCGGTTCTCGCGGGCGTGGTCGGCTACGTCGGCGCGACCATGCGCAAGAAGCAGAACCACGACGAGGCGATGGAGCAGGGCATGAGGGTGCTGCTCCGCACGCAAATCGTGGACGCCTACTACAAGTACCACATCCAGCACAAGAAGATGAGCGTCGAGCGACGCGCGGAGCTGGACGAGTCCTTCGAGGCGTACACCCGTCTCGGCGGCAACGGCACCGTGGCGCAGCTATTCCACGAGCTGGACGAGGACGACGTGTGGATTCTCGACGATGTGAGGAAGGAGCGGGAATGAAAACTTGGTTTAAGGCGGCGCTCGTCCGCGCGGTCAAGACGATGGCGCAGACCGCAATCGCCATGATACCGGTCGGCGTGAGCATCACGGACGTGGGTTGGTACGCGGTGGCGGGAACCGCCGTTCTCGCGGGCATCATCAGCTTGCTCACCTCGTTGGCCGGTATCCCCGAGGTGGACGATGGCGCGTCCCCGTTGGGAGGCACCGATGACTAAATACGTGGTCGGCGCTTGCATCGACGAGCGCGGGAAAGCCTCGGGCGGCAAGGCCGGAGACCAGACTAGGAAAGAGTGCTGCGTCCACACGCTCGCAAGCTCGGGCAAATGGACGCGCATCCTGCGACCGCCGAAGAACGCCAGCATCATCGTCAAGCAAGCATGCGCGGCGGCGGCGAACGACCACATCGGATATGACCAGTCGCAACGCACCACGCTGTTCGCAGCCGCGCAGAAGGTCGGCTTCGACCTATCCGCGATAAAGACCAACGTCGAGACCGACTGCTCGGCG